GTTTGAACCCCCTTAGACGCTGCCCCAATGATGCGTACCACTACTCGGGCCGGGTGGTGGGGACCATGCGAAGGCTGTGTGAGAGCAGCCATCCGAGGTACGCCTCTCATAAGAAGTCGGGTTCCCGTCGAGGACATTGGATGGTTCCAGGTCTAATCAACCAGTCAGATCCTTTGTAAGCGTCAGGTCTGTAAGTCCAGCTTTTATTTCACTTTTAACATCACAAGAACATGCCCACCGGATTTTACGATTCAAAATTTAGGCCAACCGGCACTGCCTACAAAAACTATTTACGGAATACCCGTCAATGGGATGAAAAGCCGGTAGAAAAAACCGAAGAGAGTGACGAAGAGAGAAGACTTAGAGTAGTAAAGCGTCGGAAACTTTGGATAGATGTTCTTAATAACCTCAAATGAAAACCGTGACTTCACGGAAGAGTGGGCAATTCAGAGGATCATCCATCACATGGATGAAAACCGCCCAGACCATGCAAAAGCCCTTGCCCAAGAGTGGGGAATTGATTGGCCTGATTGTTCGGATCCGTTCGTCTAATGACGGACAAACTGCTCGTTAAATTTAGTATTGCGGTGCGTAAGAGATGTTCCCTCCAGCTCTCCTAGTGAAGACTGAAAGTCCATTTTCAGAGTTGATCCGATTCAAAGCACTCAGTGATGAGGACATGCAAATGGCCAACGACCGATTCCTGAGGAGAGGTGAACCGTACAAAATCATCAGGGAGCTAGCAGAAGCGGCGGCCTGAAATGCGGTTACATAGGAACAGAAATACCTACGCAAGTGGAGTACATCACTGATGCGGCCGTACCACTTGTATTGATTCCGCCTGGATACCGCCATCCGTTGGCTCAGCAGTTTGAGGAGATCGACGACGACGGTGACTTGGTCCGTTCCTATGACGAGTGGGGGCTTGCGTCTGTTTTGACGTATGCCTATACCCGCCGAGTCAAGCAGCATGCGGATTACAAGTCGATGGAGTTATTGATGGGCGAATGTCTAGAAGGCTCTCGTCACACGACCAATGAAAACAGGGAGCTGTTTCGTGCGATAAAAAGGTGTATCAAGGCGGGCAATGATCATGAGACCCTTGGTTACTCGAAGGTTCTCATCTCAAAACTCGGTTTGGCATTGGCCGAACAACATGAGGGCTATGACGATGAGGAAGATTGAACCGAGTCTTAACGATCAGTTGAGGTACACCAAATTTGTCAGGGGTATTGAGAAGCTTGATCACAAGGAATTAAAAGAGGTTGCATTGGAGCTGGCTCGGCTTGCGTTATTGATGCAACCAGCCGCGATGCGATGGGCTGCAAATGAAGCTGCAGATAATCTGGGTGGTCACTAATGGAGCGTCCAGACGGATTAAGTGAGCGACAGATACTCGCGGCCCAGGCGCTGGCGAGTGGTTGTTCATGGCGTGATGCTGCACGTCGAGCCAAGTGTTCAGTCGAAGCAATCCGTGGTTGGAGGAAGCAGACCGACTTCAACGATGCGGTGTGGCGTTATCAACAGGAGATTTTCCAACAGACTTTCGGTGTTGTATCGGCAGCGCTACCTTCAGCAATCCAGAAACTGCGTGAAATAGTGGAGGACAACGACCCCGATGTCAATGTGGCGGTCAAAGTCCAAGCAATTAAGATATTGATTGATGCGAGTCAGAAGCAATATGAAACAAGAACTATCGAGCGCCGTATCGAACATTTAGAAAGCTATGCAAGGGCGACTGTCGTCGAGGCTGAACCAATTAGAGAAATTTCACAGGGAGAGACAAGCGGCTGAGGAGCTTCGTAAGAAGTTCAGCACGGCTGAGGGATTCGTCCCAGACTTTCCGACTGCGGATAAGTGGGATAAATTTGCGCCATTGACGTGGATCAAGTCCGGCGGAACTGTAAAACCATTCAAGCCGTTCAAGATTCAGAAGGAATTAGTCCAGTCAATTTGTGAGAGTCAATATACGATCATTTTGAAATCAAGACAGGTCGGAGCATCGGAGACTGTATGTAGTTATTTATTGTGCCGAGCCTTGACGGAGCCTGGATTTTCGGCGGTTGTCTTCAGTAAAACTGCGACTGACTCGGGCTCTTTAGGTAAACGGATTAGAGCCCAGGCAGCGAGTATTGCAAATACGAGCATTGAGTTCACGACAGAATCAAATAGTGAGCTTGCATTTCGTGGTCTTGGAACGCTTTACTTCTTGCCTGCTACGCCTCGGGCAGCCAGGGGAATTCCTTCAGTATCAGTAGTGGTTTTGGACGAGGCCGCTTTTCTGGACGGAGTCGAGCAAATCTATACAGCAGTCCAACCGACGATGGCGACTCTAGGTGAAAAAGGCAAACTTATCATGATGAGCACTCCCAATGGCTTGGGTAATATGTTTGCTAATTTATGGCACTCAGTTGGTGACGATTGGAACAGATTCAGAATCCACTATAGTGATATTCCGATCTATAATAAAGATCCGAAATGGGCAGAAAAGACAAAGGCAAAATCAAAGCTCAGCGATAGGGCTTGGAAGCAGGAATACGAGCTTGACTTTGTAGCTTCTGAAGCTCAAATTTTCGACCCCGACTTGATTGCCCTTGCTTGTAATGGCGAGTGTATTGAGACGGGCTTTGTAGGCAAGGATTACATCATGGCGATTGACCCTGCAGCGGGGGGTGCTGACTACTGGTGTTCAATCGTGATGGATGCCACGACGACCCCTTACCGGGTTGTGAACGTTTTTAGGGAGCGCCATAAATCGAGTGATCACTGCATCAAAGCGATCATCGAGCAAGCTGAAAACTTCATGCCATCAAAGGTGATAGTAGAGAAGAACGGTGTCGGCGCGATTGTTTCCGAGGTTTTGTCGCAGAAACTGGCTCGCTACATGGTCGAGCCTTACAACACGAACCGTCCTAACAAGATCAGCAACACCGACCGCATTGCGTATTTGTTGGAGCGCGAGGAGTTGCTTTTACCGTTTGAGCCGTTCCACCAGGAACTTCTGATGTTCCAGCAGAAGGAGAATGGAGAACGTGCTGCAGGTGAAGGTAGTCATGACGACTCAGTTATGGCTTTGGCGCTTGCTGTTCAGGCATGTGCTACAACTCCAACAGCCGATTGGTTAGATCTAGTCTGATGCCTTATCAAGAAGATGCCTCGCTGCGTAAACAGCGACTTGAGCGGATGGTTGAAATGATGAAGGACACTGTATCTGAATACAGTGATGAAAAGCACGGCATGGTGATTATGCAGCAACACCTGCTGACTGCGGCGCAAGAAATGCACGCTTGGCACGCTGAAAAAGCCAGAGATCTGAAAAATTTCATCGCTAATCTGGAGTTATCGAGTTAAGGCATAAACTTTGGCGGAAACTTCTGGAACTGCCGGTGATCAGTTCGATGCGGAGCGTTTGGATGGTGTTCTAACCAACGCTATTACTGGGCTAGGTACTAAGCGCGACAAGAATGCCTACTACGGGATTCGGACTCAGTCGCACCTTTCTGAGGAGCAATTAGAGGCGCTTTATTACGATCCGCTGTGTCGCCGTGTGGTGGATATTTTTGCGGAAGCCGCCATCTCCAAACCACCGACGATTAAATTCGCGGAGGAGATGGAAGGACATGACGACATTATCCGTAGTTTTGAGGAATACCTCGATCAGACAGAGTTTTACCACTTTGTAGAAGAGGCGCTGAAGCTGCAGCGTATCTATGGCGGCGCGGCACTGTTCCTGGTCTGCGACGACGGGATGGATCCAACGGAGCCCATGGACCCCCGACGACTTAAGAACATCACAGACGTGGTGCCGTTGTCAAAGCGTGAAATCAAGCCGCATGACTATAACTATTTGAATTACAGGCGACCGGATCTGTACCGGATCAGTACCAGCAAGTCACTGAATGAGCACAGTGATATGCAATACATGCTGGTTCACAGCAGCCGTGTTTTGCGATTCGACGGTTTGTACCTGCCATGGAAACAGCGTCTTAACAACGATGGCTGGGGTCTATCTTTCCTCCAACCATTTTTTGAGCCATATAAGAGGTATCGCGGTGGGTGTGATGGTCTCGCTTCGATGCTTAACGAGTTTGATTTGTTTGTCCATAAATTGCCGGGTTTGGCAAACAAGATCGCCGCTGGCCGGGAAGCTGCACTGAAAAACCGGCTTGAAGCCAACTCACTCGCACGTTCTATTTTTGGTGGGATGGTGCTCGACAGCGAGGAGTCTGTTGAGTTCCTCAATCGTTCACTGGGAGGGGCTCAGGATATTTTCGATCGTTTGTTGGATGATCTAGTTGCGGCGGCTGACATGCCGAAGCCTCTGCTGTTTGGAACTAGCCCTGCGGGTGGCTTATCGGAGAGTGGTAAGTACGAGGACAAGGTATGGGCTTCAACAGTTGAGCGTTATCAAAACCACAGTCTGCGGCGGGCGCTCACTCGTTATTTCAACCTGATTTTCCAAATGAAGTCAGGCCCTACGGGGGGTGTTGTTCCCCAGGGCAGTTGGACCGTTTATTTCCCGCCATATTTCGCCCAATCGGATTCCGACCGAGCAAACCTCCGTCAACAGATCGCCCTTAGCGACCAGATCTACATGAATGCGAAGGTGTTGACTCCTATGGAGATCCGCGCAAGTCGGTTCGGCGGTACGGAATACAGCATCGATACGGTGTTGCACCAAGAGGAGGAGGATCGGTTAATTGCGATGCGGGAGCTGCAGCATGAGGCAGCGCTTGAAGGATTCGAGGGTCAGCGCCAGCGACTAGAAAACGGAAATGGAGATCCTGTTAAGGAGGAGAGCGACTTCGAGCCGACTGGATTCAACGCGGATGGTGAGTTTCTGCAGATGAACGGCCTGACGTTAAGCGCCGGTTCCACTAACGGTATTTACAGGGTTGCTGAAGTTCTACACCCTGATGGTCAGGTCAACGATGCAGAGCCTGTTGTTTTGATTGGTCGTCGGCTTGAGGATCCCAAAATTTACCGAGGATTCTTGAAGCGCGATGACGAGACAATCGAGCCAGGGCCTTTGTTGATGGGCTTTTATTCGTCCAGGTCCGCCAGCCGTGCGCTGAAGGACTTTGTCCATTCCGATAGTGTCAGCGGCCTAGAGCGTTTGGATGCAGCCGATTTAGCGCACCTGAAGAATACATACGTTTATGAGGACGACATTGAATATGCGGGCCACCGTTTTCCTGGTTACAACAAACCGATCAGAACCCCCGATCATCCAGAGAAATCGCATGCAGTGCTAGCAAAAGAAGGTGAGCAGGTTAAGTTGATTCGCTTCGGGCAGCAGGGGGTAAAGGGCAGCCCAAAGCGTAAGGGCGAGTCTGAGGCATCACGCAAACGTCGTGAAGCTTTCAGGGCTCGCCATGCGGAGAACATCAAAAAAGGAAAAATGAGCGCAGCTTACTGGTCTGCGAGGCACAAATGGTGATGGATGAACAACTGGAAGAATACAATGAACTGCTGAGGGAAATCGAGGATGAAGCCCTGGCAGCACTGGCTGGAGGTATTGCAGCCGCGTTCAATCTCCTTCTTCAGCGTATTTACGATCAGTCACAAATCGATCTATTTCAGCGTTTATCGATAGAGGCTCAGTTCCCAGATCTTTTTCCTCCTTTACCTCCTGATCAGTCTGATGATTTTCTTGAGCTTTTTGAAGAGCTGCTTCGCGGTGCAACTGCACTAGGTCTGGATTTAACTGAAAAAGTAATGCAACCTTTAAGTCGTGATGTAGTCCCCGTAGCAATATCAGCTGGACTAATTGCAGAAGCAGCGATGAGATCAAGAGGCTACTTAGAACGTCATGGAAGGACATTGGCATCTGAAATTACTGGGGCTATTTCACAGGGGTTGGTGCAACCGGAATCTATTGAACAACTGCGTCGGGAGTTCGCCTCACGATTGAGTGTAATCAATTCCAGGGCGGCTGTCGTTGTACGGACAGAGTCTTTCCGTATGTTCAACGATGCCATACGAGCATCAGCGGCTCAGAACGGCGTAAAGCTTGTTGTTTATTATGCGACTGTTGATGATAGAACCTGCCCGTATTGTGCAGCACAAGCGGGTAGAGTGTTCAAATTAAACGCAATACGAGTCCCTAGGCATCCAAATTGCAGGTGTTTGTTATTTCCGTATTTAGGGAATGAGCTTGCAACACGTTCACCTTATGACGACTTTCGTCGAAGGCATCGCAATGAAGTTCATCGCTATGCTAGGTCAAGGGGCGTCGAATTAGATGACGGCCCTGCTTACTTTGAGCAATCTCAGCCCCTCCCCGTTAGGAAAGATGGAAGAAACAGCCCTTAAAACCGATATGTCTGGCTATATGTTCAAGACGAAGGATGAAGCAGAGAAGGCTGCCGATGAGATGGGTCTCAAAGGAGCGCATGCACACAAAATGGAGGACGGCAGCACCCTCTATATGCCTGGCGATAGTCACGAGTCATTCATGAAAGCCAGGAAGGGTATGAAGGACGGCCACAAGAAAACTAAGTATCAAGCCGCCCGTGATGCCATGTATAAGAAGATGCTGAAGGACAAGTACAAATACTCTTCAGAGTCTCAGAAGGATAGTGAGGCGGTCGAGGAAGTTGAGGCTTCAGAGCCAGCTAAGACTCCTTATGCGGCTGGGTTCGATGCTGTGGACACCAACATCGGCCGTGTATTTGACGACGTGCTGTGAGCAAATTCCGTGACAAGGCGCTGCATGGCAGAGCAGTTACGGCAGCTAAGCGCAAATTCAAGGTCTGGCCCAGCGCCTATGCCTCTGGTTTTGTCGTCCAGGAATACAAGCGGCTATACAAGGAAAAGCATGGAAGCATGCAGGGAGCATTCCGCGACGACGATTTAGCCCGTTGGTTCAAAGAGGAGTGGGTCAGGATCACTGGATCAGGGGAGATCGCTGGTCCGTGTGGCGGCCGTTCTTCAAAGGAAGGCAAGCCCAAATGCCTACCGAAGGCCAAGGCTCAATCACTGACGACAGCCCAGCGAAAGCGGTTAGTGGCCCGCAAACGTCGGAAAGATCCGAACCCCAACAGAAGAGGAAAATCGATCATGACCAGCAGCAAAGCTTCTAAGGATGCTCAGATGCTCGCCAAGATGCTGAAGAAAAAGCCTGGTGCCACTACAAATATCCGAGATCGTTTGGTCAAGCTGATGGAAGGCTACCGGAGTCGAAACACGCGCTGAGGTTTTGCGTTACAAGTGACTAGACAACATTCACGGGATGCCCGCAAGGGACGCAATCTTCACCGGAGCACAGGGTGAGCAAGCATTTGTGAACCACTTTGTGCAGCAGCGCGTGTTTATTTCCCGCGCTGTTCATGACTTGTGGAGTTGTGATTACTGCGTAGAGTGGGAAGGTGCTTTGCATAAAGTCAATGTCAAAACAATGTCGAATATAGGTGAGGACAGATTCACTACTTGCCTCGCAAAAAAGACTGCAGCTAGCGGCACTAGGGCTTACACCGACGATGAGATCACTTACTTTGGGGTGGTCAATCTGGTACATGACAGGATTTGGATGATCCCCATTTCAAGCATTGAGGGGCGTGTAGGTGTTAAGTGGTTTGGCCCACTTTATGAAAGACGGCAAAAGCAGAGAAGAGATGCTTTTAATTGGGATCCTTACCGCATAAAGTAGGTTATTGATACCAACTAAGTAGTTCTCACATAAAGTTAGTTAGTATCAAAGTATGGGACAAGTTTCTCGCTACGATTACGGTCAAGTAACCCGGTCTGAATTATCAGACGAGGGTTATTTGAAGGTTTGGTGTAAGGCCGCCCGCACGGGCACTCAGCTTTACACGAGGGGTGATGGCACACAAGTTCGTGAGTATCGCCCTGAAGACGAAGTCGCAAACCCGGAATCGTTAGCAAGTTTTGGAATGAAGGCAGTCACCCTCAATCATCCGAGGATGCTACTCGACGCCAAGACTACGAAACTTCATCAGGTAGGACATGCCGGATCGCATGTTCGTTTCAGCGATGGATTTGTTGAGGTTGCCCTGGTCATTACTGATCAGGACGCGATTGATGCAATCCAACGCGGAGATGCTCAGGAAGTAAGCGCGGGTTACCGCGTTGATTACGACCCAACTCCTGGTGTAACCCCCGAAGGTGAGTCTTACGACGGTGTTCAACGAAACATCAAAGTCAATCACATTGCTTTGGTGAGTCGAGCGAGAGCCGGACGTGAAGCACGCCTACTTCTCGATTCATGTGATCGCAACGATGCGGTCGCCGAAATTGAACTCCCGTCGAATTCGCCCGTTATTTCCATGGCACGAATCACCCTCGACGGTTTGGATCTCGAAATTCCCGCAGACGCTGCTGGTGCTGTCCAATCCTTCGTTAAGGATAGCGAGCGTGCCAAGGCGGACCTCCAGCAAAAGCTGGATTCTCAGGAAGAGGTTATCCAAACTGCAATTACTGAAAAGTCCGAAGCTCAGGACCGCGTCGATGCGGCCAATGAGCGTATTAACGAGCTTGAGAAGCAACTGGCTGAGGCCGTTGCAGCTACTGAGCAACGCGACGATGCTGCTGAAATTAAAGAAGCAGTCAATCAGCGCCTCGAAGCTCTGCAGAAATTCGCCCCTATTCTCCCTGAAGATTACAAATTTGATGGTGAAGATGAAGCGCAAATCATGGCGCTCGCTTACCATAATGTCTTCGAGAAGAATCCTAGGGAAGATGCAAGCGCTGACTACCTGCTAGGAATTCTGGATGGTGTGCTCGCTGCAATGGAGGACATCGAAGAAGATCAAGAGGAGATCAAGTCTGACTCTGATTTCGTCCCTGAAGAGGATGGCTCGAATGTGGCCGAAGTTCGTGCAGCACTCGCCCAAGTGCATGCTGCCGACAAATTCGACGCAAGCCAGACCTACCGTGAGCGTCTTGTTAACGGTTGGAAGTCAGATCTGTCCGCCCACGCCTGATAGGAGAATCTACAAATGGCTGTAACTTATTCTGCAACGACTGTCTCTGCACCCGCTGGGGTCCAGGGTTCTTATCCACTCACTCTTACTAAAGGCCACGAAGGTCTGATCGCGGATGCTCAGGCATACGTCGCTCGTTCCTACAGCAATGAAACATCTGCTGTTGTGCCCTTTGGCCACCTTGTCATTCGTGACTCTGCTGCCACCGACGATGGTGTGAAGCTGCCTGCGGGTGCTGCTGCCACCGACATTCTCGGTATTGCCACCAGCACTGTTGCTTATGAGAAAGGAACTGACACTGTCACTGCCTATGGCGCAGAAGGCTATCCCGACGATGCTCGGGTGAATGTTCTGAGCAAGGGTGTGATTTATGTCTTCTCTGCACATGCAATCGCCCTAGGTGATGCTGTGCGTGTGTTCCACACTGATTCTGCTAATGCTGCTACCAACAAGGGCTATAAGGGCCGTTTTGGTAAGACTGCTGAAGCAGGCAAGACCTTTGCTCTGACCGGCGCTCGCTGGCTGAGCACCTGTGCTGCTGGTGGTATCGCTCTCCTTGAGATCGATATTCCTGGCGTCACTGCAACCGCCGATACTTGATAGGAGGATTAACTAATGTCTGACATCCGTAATGACGAAGTCGGTCTGTTTCTAGCCCGCGAGCTAGAGTCGATTCTGGCTCGTACTTTTGAGACTGAATACGCCGACATTAAGTATTCTCAGATTCTTCCTATCTCTACTGAGGTTGGAAGCGGTGCTGAGAGCTTTACTTACCGCATCTTTGATGCTCAAGGCAGCATGAAGATCATTGCCGACAAAGGCTCTGATCTGCCCCGCGCTGATGTGCTGCGTAAGGAAGTGACCCACCCGGTTCGTAGCCTGGGTGCATCCTTTGCATACACCATCCAGGAGACTCGCGCCGCCGCGATGGTTCCCGGCATGCAGCTTGAGCAAAGGCGTGCGAATGCTGTCCGCCGTGCATACGAGGAGAAAGTTCAGGACGTTGCCTACTTCGGCTCTTCTGCCGATGGCATGGACGGTTTCTTCAACAATGCCAACGTTGATAAGATCGTTCCTAACAAGTGGTTTGATGGCTCCATCACCACTGATGAGATGCTTGAGATTCTGAATGAGGGGCCTACCCGCATCATCCAGAACAGCAACATGAAGGAACAGCCCAACACGATGCTGGTTCCTCAGAACGTTTTTAGGATCATCTCGACTCGTCGAGCCTCTGATGCTTCTGACACAACAGTGTTGGAGTATTTCCTGCGGACAAACCCTTACATCCGTTCTGTTGAGCCTATCAACGAGCTGGAAGCTGCTAAGTCTGTTCTGACGAAGGATCGGATCATCTGCTACGACCGTAGTCCTGAGAAAGTGCAACTGCACATCCCTCAAACTCTGGAATTCCTGCCACCTCTGCGTACGAATCTTGAGTTCTCTGTGGCCGCGCATGCTCGTATCGGTGGTGTTTCTCTGTACTATCCGAAGTCCGCTATTGTCATTGAGAAGGCTTGATTTAAGCTCCTTTTTAAGATCATGATTATCATTTATTCTCCTCAACTTGAGAATCCACCTCGTGATAAGGAAGTAACCCTCGGGTTCTCCTTCATCGGGGCGCGTTCGGGGAGTACGGAATATATCCAGATCAAGGCTGGGGTCAACCGCGATGTTGACCCCGCCGACTGGGAAAAGATCAAGGAAATGCCTCTGGTCCCCGATCTGCTTGAGATCGGTGCTCTAAAGATTCAGGAGGATGTTGAGGTTACTACTGAAGCACCGGCTGCTAAAGGTGGTATCTCAACGAAGTCCGTTAAGGACTCGCTTGATATGATCAATGCTTCATTTGACATTGATCTGCTTAAGGAGTGGGACATGGCAGAAAACCGTGTTCGGATCAAAAATGCTATTCAAAAACGTATCAGAGCTATTACTGAAGGAGAAGGCTAATGGCATGGACGAGTTCAACGTTTCTTGCACGTTTTCCAGAATTCAACAATCTGGAAGCGGCCGTTGTAACTGCGACCATCCAAGAGGCTGAACGCCAGAACGACTCTGACGTTTGGGGTGACCAATACGATGACGCCGTCTTATATCTGACGGCTCATTTACTAGCGGCACGAACACAAGCCATTGGTCAGCAAGTAGGTGTTGCTGGTGCGGCTCGCATCAATAAATATGTTGGTGCCGCGGGTTATACATTGGCGGACACGACTTATGGTGCTGCCTATTTGTTCCTTAGGGAGGGCCTGGTCCCTATGACCGGGTTTAGTTATTGATGGGCGCTTATTCCCCTTTTGATAACGCCACACTGAACTTCCCTGTTTATTCGTCATTTACGATCGACCCCTCGACGGGTAACAGGTTACAGAATACGGTCGATGAGACCTATATTTGCAGTGTTCAATTAAGCCCTAAGTTCACTGAGAATAAAGAGGGTGTGAATGAAGTGGAGACTCGCTGTAATGGCAAGTTACTTTCACCCGCTACATTCAGTTCAAAAATTAAGGTAGGGATGGTGGCCGATGCAACTGTTAATGGTGTATCCGGCAAACTTCGCCTACTTGATATGGGTAGTAACACTCTTGTCTTTGCCAGGGCATCTCAATTCCAAGATTTTACTGGCATTTTTGAACAAACTGGTGCGGCGTCCTAATGGCTAAGATCACGCGGATGAGTCGTCTTCCCAATGTGGTTGATAACGCAGTCAAAGAAGCGCTTGACAAGATGGCCAAAGAGCTGAACTCTGAGTTTGAGCGTGAGATTCGTTTGAGAAAATGGGAGTGGCCTAGAGCAACTAAACGCAAGAATGGCGAAACAGTCAGCAGTCCTCGTGACATTGTTGACACAACGGCCTTAGTAGATAGCCAAAAAATGGCCAAAAAGAATCCCTATGAATATAAATGGGTCTGGGAAGTTGACTACTCTGCGATAGTACATGACGGGGGTAAGTTTAAGAGTGGTGGTAGTTACCCAGCCAGACCGTGGACAAAGTCTGCAGAGGAGATTGTTAAGCCACAGGATTACTTTGCGGATATACTTAGGAGAGAGTTGAATGGCTAGTGTATCTCAAGTACGCAGTCTTATAGACTCAACAATCGGAACTTTTATCGGAAACTATAACCTTCCTGACGGTTCCGCTTCCCCCGCCCTATGGGTACGGGGTACACAGCAAGTTCCTAAGGATTGGACTATCACCGGCACCGAATGTGTGATCGATGAAGTCCCCACCGCTAGGAACACTCCGACGATGTCCCAGGCTGTATTTATACAGCAACTTTGGACCGTAACTCTTACCAGTTACGACACAAGTCAAAGCCTGGCACCTCTTCGGTTGCTTTTACTTCAGGCGTTTCCTGATATTGAGGAAGTCACTCATTCCCCTCAAACAGACATTACATTTGAGACACTGAAGGTAACTATCCCCGATTACTCAACTCACACTGAGATAGGCTAATGGCTCAACTTCCTGGATCTGCTTTTCTGAAGGGGCGGGATCGCCTTGTTCGTATTTCTAATACTGGTGGTGCCCGCGCTGTCCCGGCAACACACGGTAACGGTGACCCCAACACTGCTTATACAGTCCCTGGCTCTAATTACTCAAACACTCAATTTATTAAGGGCCTGACTTCCGCCGAGTACACCCCAGCCCCTACGTCTCAGGAATTCTTCCTGATGGGTGACGACGGTTACAGAGACTCTGTTGGCGTAACGATGGCTGGTGAGCTGGCCTGCACCGCATTTTTCATCCAGGGACTTTCCAGCGGCTCCCCTGACCAGAGCATTGATTCTGCTTTGGCAGAGGTCATGAAGGCTGAGAACGATCCTGATGTTGAGTTGTTTGTCGAGGTTCTCACTTACCTCGGCATTGCCAGCTCCAACCACATGTATAACGTGCGTGCATTCAATGCTTGTGTGACCAATACTTCTGAATCTGCGGCTTCGGATGGTGTTATTGAATATAGCTGGACGTTCCAATCAAGAGGTCAGATCTATGTTGGTGAGCTGACAGGCACCACTACTAAGTTTGATGTCTACGGTTGATTTACTACGGTCTGAAGACGAGCAATCATATTTCATCTGTTGTAAGATTAGAGGCGAGATTCTGGAGGTGGGGGCGGTTTACATCGCCCCCCTTTCTTCGTCTGAAATGAAGCTCACATCTGCAGAAGGTGTTACCTTGACTGTAGAAATTCCAGAAAAGGTAGCTGATCAAGACTTTGAGATGGTCGCTGCCAACACTTCTTTCTTCATATTATGAGCAAGTATTCACAGGCATTCTTCGGCAAGAAAGATTATTACGAGATCGCACCATTCCGGTTTCCTATTTACCACGACTTGGTTGCTGGTGAGGCTGAAGGTATTGAAGAGGTAGGAAGGCGTCAAGCCCGCAACACCTATTCTCTTTTGAAAATCGCAAGGGATCTAGCCAACAAGCGGGAAATCCCGGTGCAGGACGCACTGGATGCGTTGTCAGATGCCAGTGACAATCAAGACATTCTTTTTGAGTATGTCGATGAGCTGGCTGATCTCCAGACAAAAGGCCAGTCAATCGCAGAGCAGAGGATTGAGACGGTATCGTTGTTCATTCAATATCGAGGGGAGATCAAGGAAAAGGGCAAGTGGCTGTTGTTGCCTGATTGGAGTATGGACGACACCCGCACGATGCCGAACCGTCTGCTCGAAGAGATTTACGAGTTTGTCGAGTGGGAGCGTAATGGTTGGCCTACTGATGACGGTGAGTCTGGGGAGGAGGAGCAGGGAAACTAACTGACGAGGCCGCTAAGGAGCAAATCCTCCGTTACCGTGAATACTTAGCGACCTCACCCCTAGACTTATTAAATATCTATTCAGAATTTAAGGCGACTCCCGCGGGCTCAGAATTTACCCGTGAGCAGTTTCTTAGGATGCCGACTAAGGCTATCTATGAAGTCATTCGGCTAGCAACCAACAGAGAGAAGCGCCAGGCGAATATCTATTCGATAAGCACAGCACGTCTTACATCCATTCTCATTGCAATCGCTCAGGGTATGGGCGGTAAGAAGAATGATGCACAGCCACCTGAAATGGATAAGTTGCTGCCATTCCCACTAGACCCTGATCATTCTAAAGTTATGGATGAGACGAACGAAGTGTATAAGCGTTTGATCAAGCAGCGGAAGATTCCGATTCATGTTATTGCTGCATTAAAGAAGGTAATCAGTTAGCGATAAACTTAAATTACGGCTAGGTATTCCTGTGGCTCAAGGTCAATTTACTTATACACTGACCGTTGAAAGCCGTCAGTACAGAAGAGAGCTGGCGAATGCTTCAAAGCTAGCCAATGAACTTACCCGCACTATAGGTAAATCAGCCAAAGCGCAGCGGGACGCTTTTAGGGCAGCATCCGAGGAAGTACAAAGAACACAACGCAGATATAACAACCTTGCAAATGCTGTAAAGGCTTTTCCTAACATTGCGGATAGAACCAAGGATCGTGAGTTCTTCAAGCAATTACAGACGGAAGCAAAGGGAGCCAAAGTTGCGTTTAAAGATGCGTCAAAAGAGTTGACAAGCTATGTCAGGACTCTTAAGCAGCTTAGTGAGCTAGATGTAAAACAGATTCGCCGCGCCCAGGTTCAATCTGATGTTGGCGGTGCCCAAAAGAATCTAGCGCGACAGAACAGAGCTAACACTGCCACAGCGGACACGATTCGTAGAGTTTCTCTGGAACTTGGACGGGCTACACAGAAGCAGCGGGAATTTGTGAATGCCGGTCTTGATACAGCAAAGGTTGATCTACAGATTGCTAACCTCACGATTAAGCATGCCAAGTTGAATGAAGCCCTGAATAGGGGTGTAAAAAACGCGAGGAATTTAGAGAAAGAGCTTAAAGCTGTTGCCGATCAAGAGGGACGTTTAGGTCGTACTCAGTACAGCAGACCTATTGGGCCTGCAGCTCCCAAGCGCGGGTTTGGAGGTAATACAGGTACAAGAGCTGCTATCGGCGGCCGAATGTCCAAGATGGGCGGCTCTGCAGGCGCTGCAGGCGCTGCTTTAACGGGCGGAATAGCGGGTCTTGCGGCTGCGGCTGCTAGTCAGGCTGTGGATGCTGTCATGGCGCTAGGCCGTGCGGTAGGTCAATACGCCAGCGATGCAGCAAGGGCTGCAGCAGAAACGACACGCATGCGCCGCGCCCTTGCAGGTGTCTTAGGTGCTGAAGCTCCAGAGGCGTTTGAGTCAATCAAGCGTGTTGTTAAAGACTTTAATGTCCCACTGCAGGACGCCACGACAAACTTCACACGTTTTGCTGCTTCTGCTAAATCATCGGGTGTAGATGCTGTTGATATCGAAAAGTCATTCCGCGGCTTAATTGCGGCAAACAAAGCTCTAGGAGGCAGTCAGGAACAGGCAAATGGAATCTTACTAGCTGCAACCCAGGTCTTCGGTAAGGGTAAGGTGGCAGCCGAAGAGCTCAGGGGCCAGATCGCTGAACGGCTTCCTGGAGCTGTTGCTTTGTTTGCCAAATCGATGGGGCTGACAACGGCCGAACTTGACAAAAGGCTCGAAGAGGGAACAGTATCTGTAGCTGACTTTGTTAAATTCACTGGTGAACTCCTTCAACAGTTTGAAGAAGACGCTAAGGCTATTTCCAGAGGGCCTGAAGAAGCCGGACAAAGGCTCGAAGTTGCTCTTGATCTTTTGCAACGTAACATTGGTACTTTATTAGCTCCGATTGGCGCTGCCTTCCAAACCACGTTTGCACTTATTGTCGGTGCGATCAATACTGGAATAGAAGCTATGAATCGCTTCCTAGGTTTAACTCCAGAGGCAGCACTTGACAAAGCTCAGAGTGCTTTAGAGGCTAGGCAGCGTGACTTGACCAACGCGATTAAAGGCGAGGGTAAGCTTGTCGATATTGGAATGCAGGGCAGCGGTCGCCGCCAAACCGAATCAGAAGCAAGGGCTGAATTAGATGAAGCTATTAAAGCGTTGGACAAGGCCAGAAAGGTTGTAGGTACTGGCAAAGGCAGTATTGAGAAAGACAAAATGGTTACAGCGGAGGATCTTATTAACAACAGAAGAGGCAAAGGCAGGGCTAGGTCTACCGGCAAAAGTGAGGCGCAGAGAACGGCCGAGCAAATGGCCAAGATCATGTCCGCAAACGAACGGCGTCTTGCTGAGGAGAACGCTCGCCAAGCGACGGCCACACTCAAAGCCCGCTATGCACTGCAGCGGCAACTTGAAGAGGCAAACCAAAATCATATTGCGCAGGGTCTACATGGCGGCAGAAGGTTGATGCAGGAGATCTATAACTCGTTCACAGCACAGATCTCTGCGCTTCAGGACCAAGGCAAGCAACTGGAGGATGCAGTAAGTCAGGCTGAGGCACGAGTAGAGGCAGCCAAAGCCGAGCTTGCAACCGCAACCACAGGACCAGACCAGGAGCGAGCCCAGGGCAGGGTCGACATGGAAACTGCGAAGCTTGCGGGGGCACGACAACGTTCTGCTGATTTTGAATCCAAATCCGGTGATCTGGCGACCTTTGCGTTTGCCGATATGTTGTCTGCTTCAACCGCCGATTTCCGCGAACGTGCTTATCAACTGAAAACTGAGACTGAAGAGCTAAAGCTTCGCAACCGATTGATGATGGAGGGATTCTCTCCAGAAATGATCGACATGCAGTTGGAGCAGGCTGAGATTGATCGCACACGCAATGAACAACTTGCTCAGCTCAGCGAACTTCAAAAAGCGGGTGGTATAAATGCTGAGTTATATGCTGCCAAGCTTAAAGAGATAAATTTAGCTGCTGATAGTGCCAAAGATGCTGTTGAAGCGTTGACTCAGGCGCAGATTGCGGCGGCCGACCCAATTAAAAATTACATTGCAACGGCCCAGGAATACATTTCTAATACCAGAGAAAGACTTGGAGAGATGCTTGCGACAGTGGATCAAGCGTTAGCAGCTTCAATCGAGGGTGTTGTCACGGGTACGATGACGATCGGCCAAGCATTCCAGTCGTTCTTTCAGAGCATTGGTCAGGCATTTTTGAAGATGGCTGCACAGATGATCGCCAAGTTGATCATTATCAAACTGTTGAAGACAGCCTTAGGGATGATGGGCGGCTCTGTGGCTCCAGATGTAGGGGATGCCATGGATGGTGGTGGCGTCTTACCAGAGATTGCTATGCCAGGTGAAATGCCTTTTGCCAAGGGTGGCATTGTGACACGTCCAACTCGTGCATTGATTGGTGAGGGAGGTATGAACGAAGCTGTTGTTCCATTACCTAACGGCCGATCTATTCCTGTTGATTTAGGTAAGGGAGGTGCGGGTCAAATGACTAATAATACAACCGTTACTGTGAATGTAGATAATTCAGGCGGCGCTACTTCCGACGTTCAAGGTGATGATGCAGGGAAACTTGGTCAGGCCATTGATGGAGCGATCCGCAAAGTTATTATGGAGGAACGACGTTCTGGTGGACTTCTTTATACAGGTGGTAGGTAGATATGGCTGATCACGCGCTTTCACTAGATATTCTCCGCCAAGTTAAAGAGACTGTCACTCATAGGGTACGCAGATTCGGTTATGGCGATGGTTATGAGCAGGTGCGCCCGGATGGTATTAACACGGCGATGCGTGAATACAACATTGTGACACGTCCACTTGATCGTGCTACGGCGAATGATTTTCGTGCTGCTTTGGACAAAGTTTGTTCCGGTGATTATTTCACTGCGACTTTAGAGCCATATCAAAATGTCACTACTAATGGGCAGCCCCGTTCAGATGGTTCTGGACCTAGTCGCTATAGAGTTGCCGATGACACTTATGAGCGTCAGATTATCCGGGCTGAGGGTTTAGGCAGAGCGAATGTAAGACCTGCCTTTGAGGTTTATACGTTTACTTTGAAGCAAGCATTTGCTGGAGATAATATCGCGTAAGATGGCACGTTATCCAGTTTTTGACAGAGATAATTTGAGCGATGCAAATCCTTTCAAGAGGGATATGCAGGATGCTATTGACGAATTAGAAGATGCCCAGAGCGATTGGTATAACGACAGGGAAGACCTATTTAGGGATTACGGTGTAAGAAATATAAGCAGAACTAAGGTAGAGGCCAAATATGATCAGGTCTTAGGGGAAAAGAACGGTGATAATAGACCTTGGAAATGGAAGGAAATCATTGAGGGGTTTTCTCTAAATAGAAGGAGTCGTAACGATGATGACGATAGGTGGGTAAAAATTGGCACCAAAGACCTTGGCATTGTAAGTAGTATATATCTGCTCTATGAGCGAGACGATTTTTCTTGGGATGAGATAAGGGATGACGGTGACCAAGTTATTGTTGTTCGATACGAACCTGGACGAGGGAAAGGGCAACTCGACATTCTTTATGAGGATGCACCTTTGTTCACCGGGGGTTCTAAACCTTATGAGAACCGTGACTTAGGTATTAGGGTTTTAGATGACGAGGATGCAGACATCATTAGCCTCAACGAACATGTTCGTAGTGGCTTTGGAGAAACCCCAATCGCCTGGGAAAAGGAGGGAAATTATACTGATGTGCAAATTCATATTATGAACGCTGCTTATCCAAGTTTTGAGGATGCAGTACGTCCTTATATCTCTGCCTATGAGGACGCTAGGGATCTCTATGAAGGAGCTGGAGGTAAGCCACTCGAAGGTGACTTTTTCCAGAATCCACCTGCAAGCTGGGACATTCCCTGGGATGGAATCGAGCTAGATTCTACTCGTTACAATAAACCCGGTCCGCTAAAAGATGCTTTGGTTAGATTGACCAGAGGAGTGGAGTAAAGATGTCTCAAGATTTAAGTGGGAATTCTCAGGCTCTAATTGACTTGTATTCTATTGACGGCTATGGCTCAAGCTCAGACGTAGATTTCACTACTGCTTATTTTGTTCCTGCTCAGCAGAGTGATAGCCGCACGGTTGAATATGTCAATGTTGACGGTACGCTTGTAATTTACGAGCCTTATCTTATTGAGACATCGGGTTTTGAAATTACAGGTTCAAATAAGTTGCCAAACCCTAAAATCGTCTTTTCCAACTTGCCTCTGTATAAAGAAGATGGCTCGTTACGGAAGAGAGGTAAGTTTACTTCCTTCAATAATTCCCACGATGATCTGATTGGATTTAGGCTTACACGAATCAGGACTTACCGGCGTTTTCTCCGCGCTATCGATGGAGTTCAGCAGTCCGGCTACGCTCCTGGCGCTCATTTTACTCCTGATCAATGGTGGTTCAATCGAAAGATAGAAGAGTCGATCAAATCCTGTGCTTATGAACTCGCTTCTGTTTTTGATGTAGAGGGCATTCGTTTCCCCCGGCGGCGAATGTATTCAAATTATTGTCCATGGGTTTTCAAAGGTCCAGAATGTGGATACACGGGGACTTCATATAATTTCTGCCCCAAAAATCTTGAGGGGTGTAAGGAACGTTTTGGTGAAGATGCTAATTTACCATTTGGCGGGTTTCCGACTGTACGCTATCAATGAGAAATAAACTGCACGTTGCTATTGCTAAAGCCGCCAAGAAGGCGTATCCAGAGGAAGCCTGTGGTTTTATTGATGGCAATACGGTCATTGAGCTAAAAAATAATTCGACCACACCGAAAGAATCATTTATTATCTCTGCCTTAGACTTTTTGAAGCACGAACCTACTTCTATTTACCATTCGCATCCAACAGGTGATAATGGATTTAGCGAACAGGATTTATCTCTTGCTGCGACATTAGGTTTGACATCGTATCTGTATGTCAACGAAGCAGACAGGCTTGAGGTTTATACCATTTCAGAAGGTATTCAAAGATTTGAGAAGGTATCAAAACGATGATGAGAATCAGACTTGCGGGAGAGTTAGCCCGGAGATTTGGAGAGTTTCACATTTTCGCTGTCGGCAACCCTAATGAGGCGATCAGGGTTCTTTGCCAGATGTTGCCAGGCTTCCGTACTTTTTTAACGGGTGCTCATGAGCGTGGTGTTTATTTTGAGTTAATTACCTCGAATGAAGATAGGCCAATCGGCTATGAAGACTTGATGCTGGGTTGTGAGTGTATAACTCTTGTTCCTGTTATTGCCGGTAACCTGTTTGGGCTTGGTGGTAAAGGGTTTGGCATCGCATCGATTTTAGTTGGTGTCGCCTTAGTTGCGTTTGCCTTCACTGGTTTCGGTGCTGTTGCGGCCGGTAGCTTTATGGCTGGTGTCCAAAGTGCGACTCTGTCGCTGGGCTTTGGATTGTTATTTACAGGTGTTGCGTCTCTATTTTCTCCAGGTGTACCGACTGCGGGCAAGAATACAAGCGAGGGTCGAGGCGCTGACGACGCTATTTTCAACAGTGCGTCTAGAACAGCTACAAACGGCCAGCCAATTCCTTTGTTATACGGCGAAACGCTAGTTAGCGCTATACCTGTTGTCTCCTCTTACATCGCGGAGGATGACGAAGACGGGAGTATTGACGCTGGCTATTGGATGGGGATTGTTTCTGAGGGACCGATTGAGGGATTTGCTTCAAAGCGGCGAGGAAACAGTGTAGAGGATGCTGCTGGTGAGGATATTTACCTCGATGGACTTCAGGCTATCAACAGTTCTATGGAGGATTTTCAACTAACTGATGGCTTACAGACAACGCCTCAAATTACTCTTGTTAAATCTGCTGGTTTCCATATTCCTGTAGGTACGCAGTTCAACGCTCAGGGTGGTGAGTTTGGCGAAACTGACAACGGCATACCTAGTACAACTGCGACAAGAAGTTTTTCGCAACTTGGAGCTGATAAGGTTACTGTTCGTATAAGTGTGAGTCCATGCCACTTAGTTAGGGTCAAATCTGACAGTGGAGGCTCTGAGAGTAATTATAAGCATTACAACAGTGATGATAGCGATTTTGATGATCAGGATGATCTAGAGGATGGTGCTCAAAACTTTACTAGGTTGTTTATTAGAGTGATTAACGGTAATGGGGATGTAATAGGGACACATGACTCTGAAGAGGAGTTTACTAAAGAAACTGCTACGAGACTCTACAAAAAATCATTCACTATTACCGGGCAGCCTACGCCTATCTCTGTGACTGTCCAGCGCTTAGACCGGAAAGGACCGCCATCACCATATTCATTCCAAGGTGGTTCAAGTAATCGTAATTTCACCTGGGTTAAGGGGCCTTTTGTTTGGACCTCTATGGATGTCACTTGGAATGAAAAGCTTATCTACCCAAAATCTTCTTTGCTTGCTCTTAAGTTTAGAGCTGGCGAATTTTCAACTATTCCCAAAGTTCAGGTACGTCTAAAAGGTCTTAAGGTTCCTCAGCTAAATAGTAATCTGAAGGTTTCTTATGGTTACTCGAATAATCCAGCGTATGTCTTGCTAAGCCTTTTGACCGACCCTCGATTCGGAGCTGGACGTCGTTCATTTGTTATCGATGGCGTCACTTTTGAGCAGCCCGGTATTGATATGAGAGATATAGACGCAGCGTCGTTTTTCAAGGCGGCTCAATACTGCGATGACCATAACATTACTTTTAACGGATATGTAAATCGAGATTCTGACGCACTTGAGTTGTTTAGGGGGATTGCTTCGACATTTCAAGCGCAGTTAATTTATGCTGGTGGATTTATCACGCTTGTTGTCGATAAGGAACTTGAATACGCAGAGGACGTTCGTATTTATTCCTCGGCTAATACAATTGCTGAAGGGCCAGGTGAAGTGCATTTTGTATATGAGGGTAGTGGCCGCAGGACCAGAAGTACGGCTGTAGAAGTCAGCTATATCGAGCCTGGTGAATTCTATGCCGAGAGAAAGGTGCTTGAAGAGTCTCCGAAGGACATCGACCGTTATGGATATAACTTGACTACGATCAGGGCGCTTGGCTGCACAAACGAAGCCCAGGCGCGTCGTTTAGCGCGGTACACACTAGAAACGAATGTGCGTTCAACGGATACTGTCTCGTTTAAGGTCGGCCCTGACGGTGCGATGGTCATTCCTGGCGATATCGTCCTGGTCTTAGACCCCTTGAAGACTAACTGTGAGTGTGCTGGAAGAATTATTTCAAGCGCTGACAATCACATTATTGTTGACCGTGATATTACAGGTAATTCTTCTACTAAACTTGTTGATTTGACTGATGTAGAAGGTGGTGAATGGCGTTTGTTTACTTACGGGAGTACAGGGGTTACACAAAAGCATAAAATCAAGGGACACAGTGGCAGGCGCATAACGGTTGCGAATTGGTCCCAGTCTGAAGACCGTCTTCGTAATGGGACGCAACCCAGGAGGATGGATATGTGGGGCGTAGTTAAAGAAGGCACTCCAAATAGATACAAGGAACCTTATTACAGGGTCCAGTCTGTCAAAGAAAACGGCGATGGTACTTACAGCGTTATCGCCATCAAATACGACGCTGAAAAATACGGTGTCATCAATAGTTCGTCTGTAGCCTCAAAAAGCTATAGTGTTTCCGCGAACAACAGCCATAATTTGGCTGTCTCTGCTAGTTCAATTAACGTAAGTGTAGATACGACGGGCATCGGTGGCTACTAAAAAAACTTTTTTAACGGTACGTTGGCAAGCCCCCTCTTACCCCACACATACAGCATTAGACGTTGTCTATCCAGGGTTTTTATTCGCTGGATCAACGGTTGATAGCCGAATTGATCGCTATGAGGTTCAGCAGTACGAAGAGGCACTCAATTCGTATATGAATCTTGGCTATGTCTACGAGCCGCAGGTTCGTTTCCGTGTCAGGGATGATGTTATCGCTAACATTAGAATACGAGCCATCTTAAGGGACGAGACAAAGACTAAGTGGGCTGTTTCTGGTACATTTTCTTTGTATGGATTCACCGCTGATTTTTCGGACCCTAACAACATACTTTTTCTTGGAATAATCTAATGGCCCTTTACGGACGGGATGCTAACGGCAACGACGCTTATATCCGCGGGACTGGGACAGGCTCGACTACTGATGGATACATTACCTTCCACGACCCCTTTTCCTCGGACGCAAAGTTTATCAGCGGAGATTTTGAGGCAGGGGCCACAGAGGTTATTTCTGCCGTTACAGGCGAAAAACACCGCGTTATGAGCTATCAACTCTGCGCGAATGGCGACTGTTATGTCCAGTTTCAAAGTGGCACTAATACGCAAAAATCTGGCCGTATTTATCTGTCACCTCACAACCCCAGCTCCCATAGTGATCCACTAGGTGTGCTTGAGACTGTCTCCAGTGATATTTTGCAATTTACGGTTACCCCCGTCAGTTTTGTTGCGACTCTTGTAGATGCTACGGCTGACACTCTTACTCTTAAATCTCACCCATTTGATGTCAGAGACCCTGTAAGGATCAGTGCTGCAACGACAATGCCAACAGGGTTGAGCGCAACGACAACTTATTACGTCATTGACGACACTGCCGACACAATTAAGTTGGCCACGTCAGCTAAAAATGCCTCTGCAGGTACTGCCGTTGATTTCACTGACGTTGGAGTTGGTGACATCACGATTACCAGATTTGTAACTGTTGGATTAACACTGTCCTATCGACAGGTGTAATTATGACTCGTGTTCATGGTGAACTCTTTGCTGACGGTCGGTCTGGAGTCTTAGTCATCAGGCCGAGCAAGCCATTTTTTGGTTGTGACAAGTCAGCGGAACATTACCCGGTCGATGCGGGGTTCGTTGATATGGACTTGCTTCCCACCCCACCTGGGCACGAGTATTTGGTCGGATTTAAGCGGGAAGGTGACTACCGCGAAACCAATTACACCCTCCGCTGGCGGGTTCCAGACCAAGAATCCATTGACATCACAGCTAAGAAGGCTGAAAAGCCCGCTGAACCATCTGTATCGCCTATTGCGGGCAAATTGCATGTAAAGCGTTTGGGCACCGAACTGCTTGAGTCCATGGCGCTTGTAGCCCGTCTGAATAAGGAATTGCAGGAGGCCAAAGAACGTGAAGCTAAGGTCACCGAGCAATTCCAGGCCCATAAAGCTTTTATGGAAGAGTCCCTCCGTTTAAGGGACCAAGCAACCACTGCTTCTATGGGTGTTGACGAGCCCGTTGTTCAAACTCTTATTAAAGAAGTTCCAGTACCGCCTGAACCCCTACAGAAGAGAATCAGATTTTTGGAAAGCGAGGTTGCCCGTTTGCAGCAGCAATCCGATTTATATTATGAATCTGTAGTTGAGTTACATCAGCTAAAGTTAGAAAGAGCAACGAGTTTACCGTCATCTGCGCCTGTAAGTGTTTTTGATGGCTCCCCTCAACAGCGTCTAATTAACAAGCTTCTCAGTAATTAAATATGGCACTGGACAACATTGCTGTAACTGTTCGAGAGGGTGATTCCTTTGATGAACTTCAACTAAACATTGAGAAGCCGTGGGGTTATCCCTATGATTATTCCAATTCAGTTTTAGTCGCTGACATCCGCCGGTTTTTCAACGATTCAACGACACCTCCTTCAGCCGTTGATTCTTTCGGCATTGTAGAAACCAATCCTACTAAAGGTGAAGTACAGCTCCGTCTCACCAGTCGTCAGACCGAAGCATTAGGGCGTAACGTCCCACTTGGTTATGACGAACGAGGTATTCAGCAGTCTGGTGTTGCTCTTGCGGCAGACCCTACTGATGAGATTCAGGGTGTTTATCTCTGGGATCTCCGAGAGTATTTTACTGTTACCGCCGCTTCTATCACCGGCATTGCGGCTGGAGCTTCCTTTACTGCACCGGGCGGTGTTGTCTCCAGCAAGGTTCGTATCACGACTTTGAAGGATCATCAGTTGACGGCTGAGGATCAAATTCTTCTAACAGGTACGGGTCAAGTCGCATACGACGGAGTCAATTTCAATGATAATAAACTGAACATTATCAGTCCCACTGTTTTTGAAATTGAGCCAACAACTGCTGGTACTCCGGCATTTTCAGTAACTTCAACTGTAGGCACAGTAAGCTTGTATAAGGAAGATACGCTTGCTATTGGCACATTGGAAGTTATTCCTCGTATCTCAAGAGATTCCATCTAACGGTCGTAACCAATGGCAACAGTTCAAGAAGGCGTAAATGTAATCACAGTAGGAAAAACTACACCAATTCCTGCTGGTCAAGCCACAAGCGCAAATTCTGTTCCGGTTGTTGTTGCATCGGATCAGAGCCCTGTACCTATTCTCGACAACCTGTCTGCACCTTCACAGGTTCGGGATGATCTTCTGGGTATTCCGCGGGTTCAGACGCCTCTGGCTATTTTTGACGACACGAACCTAATTGATATTAACCCTGACACCTGGGCAACGGCTGAGGTTACCTCTGGTGGTACGCGGGTCACGCAGGTCAATCATATTCTGCAGCAATCCGCCGCGGAAATCCTCCTCACTCCTGCAGCGGCTAACGGCAATGTCGCTTCGCTGATTACCAAGCAAGCGTTCCCTTATCAGACTGGCCGCATTACATCGGCATCGTTTGGTGTGGCCATGAGCCGCGACACCAGCGCGAAGATGGAATTTGGCATGTTCGATGCCAGTGACGGCTACCTTTTGCGGGTTGTTGGAGACGAGCTTTATTACGTCCGGCGAACAAGCTCTGGAGAGCGTCCTAAGGACCATCTGAACGGCTATACAGCTCAGGGCACAGACCCCACTACATTCACGGTGGACAGCCTGGTTATGGCTGCCCAGCCTAATCGTACTGATGAAGGAACTATTTATTCTCTGGTTTCTTCCAGTCCGACGATCATGGAGGAGATCATTCCTAGGAGATACTGGAATGGTGACACCATGGTCGGAGAGGACGGCGCATCATTGATTGGCGCGGCTGATCCTAACTCTCTTCATAGGCTGAGTCTTACTAATCTCTGCATGGTCAGGGTGGAATACGGCTGGTATGGAGGCACGGGATCTCGGCTCTTATTCTATGTGCCAGTTGATGCAAACCTACCCGCAGATGAGGTTGCAAAGAACGCTCGTTGGATCATTGCTCATAATCTAAATTGTAGTGATCGCATTCCGTACCCCTCGCTCGGCAATCCTACTTTGCCGATGCAATTCCGGTGCGAAAAAACTGGTGCGCTTTCAGCTAATGCCTATCTTCGTAAGTTTGGCGCTCAAATTAGTATTGATGGTGGAGACTATAGCAAGCTTGATATTTACAGTAAAGATGCTGCAAAGGTCACTGGTATTGGTACAGCTACCTTTAAGCCGCTACTAGCGCTTCGCATTAAAGAAAACATCACCAATAATCAAGGGGAAGTAAAACGAAATCTGATGCGTGTCTTCCCATTGTTGCTTTCAATGGTTAGCTCCCATAGAGCGCAGTTTGTCCTAGTCAAAAATCCTGACACGATGGAGGACGCCAGCTCTGTTCCTGTAACCACTTTCACAAGCACAGGGACACTTTCTGCTATTGAATTCAATTCACCTGAGAGCTCGACCAACGCCATCGATACGTTTACTGGCGGTTCGCAGATTGCGGCTTTCTTTACCGGCGATGCGGACGCACAGACATATGACTTGACCGATATTTTTGCTTTTGCCCGCCAATACCTGACCCGTGAAGCCAATGCCCCATCGGGCACAGCGGGGGATGTTTTGATCCTCGCGGCTAAGTCAATCGATAACGCATCAAATACCTGTAAGGCAAGTCTTACTTGGGGACAACGCTGATGACAACGGCCTATCAACTACCCGAAGATATTGGTCAAAAGTCTGTTACTAAGAACGGTGTAGAGGTTCAGCAGGCGGGAACGTTCCCTGGTGGCCAGACCTCAAGTGCAAATAGCATGCCTGTTGTCCTCCCTCGTGGAGGCTTCACGCTACCTATTATCGATAATTATAGGTTTGTCACTGAGGTTGATCGAGATCAATTAGGTTTCCCTAGGATTTCCGCTCAATATACATTTCAAGCTCTCCACGATCAGTTTGAACTCAGTGAGGACGATTGGATTTATGATGTCACGGGCCTGAATGAGCGCCCTGAGAACGACACTACACAATCAGCACGTTGGACACAGTTGCTCGGCGCTTCTGCTGTTTATAGCCCCTTACCTAATGGTGAGATCTTACATAATATCAAAAGCGGCTCTGCTCAGCTAATACTGAACAGCAACAACGGTGCTTTTCAACGTGCCCGTATCGCTTCAAAGAAGAGGTATCGTTATCAGCCAGGCCGTATTGCCAGAGTAAGCCTCGCTGTACGGCTATCAACTATTGAAACTCCTGTATCTGTAACCCGTCTATGGGGTGTAGGTGACACTACAGATGGCTTTTTCATTGAGTGTCGTGGCGACGGTAATGGTGACCGCCTGGGCATTCTGTATCGCAATAGCGCGGGCAACGGCCTGAAGTTTGAAACCCGTGTACCTCGTTCTCAATGGACTGGTGACAAATTAGACGGCACAGGAAGTTCTAATCAAACTCTTGATCTTTCAAAGGTCCACATGTGGACTGTCGAATGGGGGTGGTATGGCGCTTCAAACGTTCGTTTTTACGCTTATGTTGTTGATAAAAGCGATGAGCTACCTACCTCTATCACGCAAATACCTCGTGCTAGGTGGATTCTAGTTCATGAACTGATGATCGCTGACACAGCGATCCGTAATGACCTAGTCGAGGATGACGGCGGCGGTAGTACACGCTCCTATGACGTTCCATCCCTCAGGACACCTAGTCTTCCTGTTTGGGTTGAGATTAACAATAGCGGCAACATCGCTCGCTCAGAGTACATCGAGCGTTATGGAGCTGCTGTTTTCATTGACGGTGGCACGGATGATCGTGCAAACATTAGAGCTGTTGATGGTGCGTTTGGCACTTCTGCTGAACCTGTTATTGGTGGCAACTTCTCTAATGCAGGTGTCGCGGCGATGACATTATCGGCGCGAACCAAAATACTTAATAGTGACAACAAGCTTGTTGACAATTTCCTGGTCACTTGCCCGCTTCAGCTCTCAGTTGAATCTTCCGATCTTGTAGAGCTAGAGATTTACAAAGATCCAGAAATGGTTGATCCGCTTGAGGTTGGTCACATCAATGGTTCTTTGGCTTATCGCAAGGGTCAGTATCTAGGTCCAAACAATGTCATCCCTATCTATATCGGTAGTAGCGCTCCTTCACAAGCCGATCCTGCTATTTTAGAGCCTATCGCCATTACTCAGGAAGATCCTCTAAATTATTTTCTGACGGTTACTTCGCCTTACACTTCTACGGAACCCCAGACTGTTGATATTAACTTTAGTAATTTCCGCTTAATCAAAAGCGGTCGTCCCGTTGTTTCTTTGCTCTGTCCCGCAGGCGGCACTACATTCGACTTGACTGAGGTATTTGGCGCTCAGCGTGAAAATGTTACTGCTGAATATGATGCCCCGCCGGAGTTCCCCGTTAATACAGACTTGGTTACGGTCAGGTCTTTTGATACTTCAACTGGTCTGATCACTGTAGACAGTGCTTTCCCACTCCGTCTGTATCTAAACCAGAGAATTGCCAAGGGCGCAACGAATTACTTTGTGCGGACTATTGTCTCCAGCACTTCGTTTACTATTAAAGCGGCTAAAGTAGACACAGCACCTGTTTTATCAGGAATTGCCGAAAACGATTCGTTGGTTGCTTTTTACGAACTTGATCTCTCCGCAAATATCGCAAGTCCTCTGAAGTCGGTATATCGGTCTGAGCTTGTTTTTGTGATTAAGCCTTTCAACCATTCGTTTACTAAGTTGGACAAAACCCAGCAATATGACGCCGAGTGGATGTCGCTTGTTTCTGCAACAAGTTCTAATTCCTATACTGCCGTTGCGTCACCAACCGTCAACCTTTATCTAACAAGTGGTGTCGCCTAATGACTGTAACTGGCTCGACGTTAATCAATACTTCGCT